TTTGTTGTTACGCCGCCATTTAAAACAGATGCATATAATCTAATTAAATTAATACTAGCCCAACTAAAGCCAGAGTCAACGGTAAACTGAGATATTTTTCTCGATATAACAACGTATCGACTTGATGAAAAATCTGATCCAGTTAAATCTATATTGACATATGCTTTTGGAGGTGCTGTTGATCCAGCAATATTATTAACAAATTCAAGCCTTATTCTAATATTATTTGGAGTACCTCCTGTTCCAGCTGCCGTACTTATAAGCGAAAGAGCAATCTTTATTTCATCATCTGGAAGATTTTGTCCAAGATTTACTGGAATAGCGGTTGTTTGAATTGCTATTGAACTAGCAGATATATTGAAGCCGCTATCTATACTTGCAGAATTTCCATTTACCAGCAAAACTCTATTGAAAAATCTTGGTGGCTCATATCTATCTTGCCTTGTTTGATTGCTAAAAATTGGTTGATCAGAATTTATGAAAAAGGATGGGCTTGAACTAAATGGTGCATCAATATCTCCATTAAGATTTTGACTATCTATATTTGTTGTAATATATGACATAAGATTAGATGTACCGCTGACAACGTATACCCATGATTCTTCTGGAATAATACTTGATATTATTTTACTATCTGATGACCCGGCAAGATCATTTGATAGGGATGGATACAATCCTATTTCTGATATAAGAAATCTTTGAGATGTCGGAAGCTCTGCCTTTAAAACTATTTTTTCTAGCCCATCTTCTTTAATAAATCCACGAGCAGTTACAGGAATTCTAAACATTTCAAAATCTAATGCCTGTCTTGTTGCACTTTCTGCAACAGAGGCACTTAATGAAATAGGTTTGGCTCCACATCCGGCAGCAATATGAGATGCAAACTCTGGAGCTTGCCCAAGCAAAAACTTTCCTATAACTTCTTTACCTTTATTTGTAATCATTAATCTACCTCGTATATTGTAGCATTATTAACTATTTCAACTTCTAAAACTTCTCCCACCTGCATGTTTACAAGCTCAATAACTAAGTCTCCATTAGCTGCTATATAATAATAATTATCAAGTCCATTATTTAATAAATATTCATTATCCGGAATTCTTAATGATAAATTAATTGGATATATATCGAATATTGAGGTACCTCGTCTTTGCCTTGATATGAGAGTGATGGGATCAAATTCATTTTGAATTCTTGAAAGATTTGATATTATTCTGTAATAAGGGTTAATTCCTTCAACAGTATTTTGCCTTGTCATGTTGACAAGTTCTGTACCGCCAATGTTCTGGAAAAGAAGTCTTTCAATATCTCCAGATACTGTTGCTGAGTCATCAAAAATAAAAACATTTTTTTCTGGAGTTTTAACTAATGCCATTACGTTTCCACCAACCTTAGCGTTGTCGTATAATCGTCAAAAGATTTTGAATGAGATATTCCATAAATAAGAAATCTTTTTGTTTCGTCTACATATCTATTTCCGTCAGACAAAATATAATCAACTTGTGCTATATCACCAAGTTGCACATGAGGCAATCCAAAAACATTCATTTCTATGAGTTTTCTTTTTCTTAAAGCTTTATTAATAATCCAGCCCATAATATTTCTAGCAGTGTCAGAACTTTGAAGATATGGAGATTCTAAGGAAAACTCTCTTTTACCATATTTAAATCTACTCAGCTTAACATCATCGAATATTTTTTGTCCTCTTTCTGGAGAGTAAAGAGTATTGTCTTGAAATCTAAATGGATTTGAAAAATCAGATATTTCGTTGAAGAAGTCGTCTACCGTCAATGACCTTGTAGTATTTTGAGTAAATGTAACTCCAAGAATTCTAAGATAATTTCCCGATGTATCGTCAAGGTTAATAAATTTATCTGTTGCATTGAATATTAAAAATCTTGATCCATATGAGCCCGCATAAAAGCCAGACGTTGTGTAGCCTCTTTCTTTATTGATTACTGGAGCTAGCGTAGCCAATAAAGCAGGGTATGCTTGATCATATTTAATATCAAAATAATAACACTCTCTCATTATTGTTCCAAATTCTTCAAAGTATATATTATACTTTGGGCTTGTGCCGGCACTTATTCCAGTCAAATATGTTGAATTAATTAGTCCAGACAGTGCATACTTCCTTAAGTCAAAAGATGTTGCCTCTGTTATGCCAAAAGAAGATTTTATATCATTTGCTATAACAAATTTGCTTTCTTTAGATGTATTTCTTTTTAATGCATAGATATTTTCAAACATGCATTTTGATGATCCTCGGACAAACAGGCATACTGTATTATTTGGTTGAATAATTGGAGATCCCTTAAAGCCATTATCTTCAACTTTTGCTATCTGTTGTCCATTAAGAAAAAGATAGAATATATTTGATGTGCCTTCTTTTTCATATTCTATTGCAAGATCGTATACTGTTGGATTTTCCTCTGCCGAAACTCTATCTTGACCAACAAAATTTCCTTCATCAACAATAATTTGAGTTATGCCACCCCACAATTTGACAGGAACGCATTCTCCATAAAAGTTCGGAACAGTTTTATAAAAAATAATATTATGAAGAACTGAAGTAACTACTCCAGCCGAATTTTTAATAGTAAAACTTTCTAATTGATCTTTTGTTAAAGCACATATTTCAAAGAAGTATCCATGATTTTTTTGTTCATTAATAAATATTCCCATACCTCCAGATCCACCATCAATGCTTGTCACATCATTATTAGATCCTGTTATAGAAAAATACGTTGTTCCATTAATTGGAGCTTGTGAAGAATCATTTGTTTTGGGAACTCCAATAATTCTCATTCTTGTTCCAAAATGACTAAAGTCATTGAATAAATATTTATATTTATATGTAATAAAATCTCTTTTTGATATTGTTCCTGGCATTGGAGTTGGACCAGTTAAAACAAGAGCAGATGACTGAATCATACCCTTCTGAACTGATGACTCAGAATTTGATGTTGATGCAGGACTCTCGGAAAAAGTTGACCTTCTCATAAAATTTTTAATAATTCCGGTTATTGAAGAAGTTCCTGCAACAGTATGAGACCAAATTTCAGTGCCTCCAACAGATGTCCCTACACCAAGATTTATTGAACCAAATGCTGGATTTTGATCACTTGGATTTTGTTTATATTCGATATTTTCTGTTAAAACGTTGCTAAATATTTTTTCTGAAATCATTTTGCATCCACGCATATATGGATCATTAACATTAAGAGAAATTAAAGTAGTTCCATTATAAAATGTTATTGCAGTAGTTCCAGTTACACCGTTATCGGATGGAGACCAATACGGAGAAAGCCCTGCATAATGCTCGACAACACTGGTTCCAAACTGACCTCTTCCATGAAGTTTTAGTTGTCCATTTTTTAATATAATTGTTGGAGATGCCGAATTAACAAATATCTCTTCGTAATATGGTTCAGTATATATTTTAATATTTCCTGTGGGGAATATTGTTCCATTAAATTTGAGAGTAGAGGCATATTTTTGAAATTCTTCCCCGGTTGTCAAATATCTATTTCCAACTCCAGTTATTGAAAATTCAACACCCTCATATCTTATAATCTCTCCATTTGCATATAAATATCCCCTAAACCTTGGAACCCAATATATATTTTCTCCAACATCGATAATACTATTTCTTATTACTCCATTTTCAACATATGGAACAGATGCAGATAAATAAGTATTTAATGGAACTGCAGTTAAACCGAATGCAGATGCTTGAGACACTTCATTAATGTCTCTTAGATTGTCATCTGCGGAAACTTCCCATAAAAGAACGGGCTTATATGAATATGTTTGATCTTCATTTAAATAAAATTCTTGTTCTAATGACGAAGATGATCTTTGAATATATCGTGTTGTATAATTAATTACTCCATCATTAAGAACTAATGAATCTTCTGAGTCTATTGACTCTATATTTGATATAACTGAAGCAGATGTATTTCCTTGTAAAATGATGTCTGTTGATCTACCTCCGCTTTGCTCTCCTTCTGGAAGAAGGTATTCCTTAAACATTACAACAAAATTATTATATTCATCAAAAAACATTGATGTTTGTGTTGCTAATGCAATATTTGAAAGAACTTCTGCAACAGAAGTCTCAGGTTCAACAAAAAGATAAGGAATAATCGGCTCTATGCCAGTTGGAACTCCAATATATACATAATTGCTGAATCCTATATTATCAAGTAACATTGCAACAGCAGCAGTAACACTTACGTTGGTATAAAACATTGCTGGAGATCTCATTGTTTCTAATCTAAAGAAAAAATCTCTTAATGTTATTGAAATATCTTGATTATTTGAAGCATTAGGAATGTCTTCTGCATATAATGTTTTTAATGGAACTATTTTGTCATATATTACTGAAGCAGAGGACGGCACTTCTGCAACAATGTCATAAATATCAAATTTTACATTTGGTTCAAGCTTGTTGGCAATCAAACTTCCAGTAAGTCCATCAAAAACATTTGATTCTGTAAATGATCCATCATAATTAAAAATATTAAGAGTTCCGTTAGAGGCAATCAACCCTCCAACAGGAATATTCATATCCGAATTATACATTTCTTTGTTTATTTCAAAAGACTCAATGTATTTTGTCATATCCACCCTAAGTCTTGGAGACATTTCAATAAGATCAAGTGTTGTCGAAGGACCGTGCATTGTTTGAGCAGCAAGCCTCAAACCTTTTATTAAGGCAATATCTCGATATACTACTGGTCCATCTTCATTAATTGCAAAATAATCAGGATCTACTAAACTTTTTATTATTCCAAGTTTTTTTGTATCATCTGTTTCTGAAAGAAAAAATCCATATTCAACATCATAGCTTTTCCATTCTTGATCTTCTGTATTCCAGATTCTTAATATCCCCGGATTTGTTAGTGATGCGCCAACTATATAGCTATCTCCCTCATACGATGAGTCCGGCAATAATACTTCTGTTGATAAATAATCAATAAAATTAAATGACACCTTATATTGATCAGGAATTTTTAATCCATAATAAAACTCAAAATATCCATCCCATGGAATTATTGCAGCAGATGCAGTTCTTCTTATAGATGTTTCATTAAATGAGCCGGCATTAATCCATTGATCATTTATATCAAGATAATCTATTGACCATCTTTTAGGAATACTTGATTTGCTTCTATCCAATAACGGGTCAATAATAACAGAATTATCAGAAACTCTCATATTCGCAATAGTTGTTTCATCTTCACCCAAATTTGTTTGAATTTTTATTACAATTCTATTTGCAGGAATTGCCTCCTTATATATTACAAATGGAGCAGCATCTTCAATATCATAGCCTCTTTGATTTGTTATATCGGTTTCTGAAGAAATACCTCTGTCTTTAGGTTCGGGTGGATCATTAATAACTTCTTTTCTAAATGAACTCCAATACTTAAATGTATCTTCTCTTGAAGCAAGATAATATCTTGGTCTTCTACCGGATTTAATATTGTCAATAAATTTATTGGTAATATAAAGACATTTATTTATTCCCGATCTTGGCCTAAATGGCTCAAAGCATTGTCTTAAACTTGAGTATAGTTTTCTATTTTCATCATTGCTTCTAAAAACAAATGCATTTCCTTCATTATCAAATAATTCTGTTGACAATAAAGTTGAGTCATCGGCATTTGTATAATAATCTCCAAAATCATCTTTATCAAAAGAAACTGGTAAATTTCTATATTGTGCCTCACTTCCATATGGCCTATATCTATAATTTCCATATGAGGCAATATTGCCAAGGTCATTCATATTCCATTCGCCAATAATCAATGATCGAGTTTTTATTGTATTATTGGTTTTAAGATAACTTTCTAAATCTGCATCTCTAAACACTATACTTCCTCAAGACTAACAGATATTGTCCAAAAATCAAAATTAAGCCCTGCTCTTTTAACAACTTCTTTATCAAACTTTGAAAAATATACTTGCTTAACATCATTATATTGACTAAGATGGCTATACTGTCCATCACCTTGAGGAAAATTTGTATATTTGTCATACGCTAAAAGCATATAAAATGGACCTTTATGATTTTCAT